CCGCAGCGCGCAGACCTTCTCTCCCCACAGTTTCAGAGCATACCGACGAACAGAGGGCCCAAAAGATCAAGCTCTCTAACTCAAAGGTATACCCATTCCCCATGGAGGAGAACTTCTGGAGATTCGTTATTTCTCCGGAAGGAAGCACACTAGCGTGGGCCCTACAAGAAAGCAGGGCCTCAAACCAGTCAACGGGCATCAATTCCCGGACGAGCTCGTAAGCAACTGTATCACTCGCGGAGCTGAGATCCAGGGTCGCAAGCGACCCGAGACTCGCACTACGAGCAAGCAGCTGATTTAAGCTTTGGTCGTCCAGGTCAACGCCAACTCGCTTCAACCGACTACGGAGGAAACCACCAAACCCCTTCTGAACATACATGTTCATATCAGGTTCGATTGCTATCACGCGATCGATGAAAGCGTCTTTCGGCACAGTGGTGACCTTGCTCTGCTCCCTAATCTTAAAACAGGGAACAGGATCGTCAATGGAACGACCCCCGCTGGAATTACACCAGACGGGACTCATGCGAAGGATCGCATAAGAAGAAGCAAGGTTATCTAGAGTGGTTTCAGGCGACTCTCCGTATTTGAACGGGAGATGTCTTTTGACGAACGGCAGACGAGTTGTACTGCCAGGGCCAAAGGCGAAGAACTTAAAGAGCTTTGACCAACGAAAAGGGCCAAGGAGATGCTGTATTTTTGACCGCGCGAGTCGAAATGACTCGGCGAGGTCTGGACGAGCCAGACCAATACGGAATTCCTTAAACCTTTCGTTAGTGACTCTACACTGTTCTTCACATGCACGCCACTTTAAGATGGCGTCATCGCGCTTCCTGTCCGAGCCCGGCAAACCGGGGTATTTTCGGATTAGGGAGTAAGACAGCAGAGCCAGGCGGAACTCATCGGCCGTTTCAAAGGCCTTTGGGTCCAGCCGAAGCTCTGTCGCCTCGCGAAAGCGGCCTTCACGCAGAAGCTGCGCTACGACCGACGCATGAGTTCCAGGAATCCTATCAAGAACCCCAAGAACGAGTTCCAATGAAGGAACGCCCAAAACACTATCAGCACTCCGAGGAGGGCCATTACGCTTCTTAGCCATAGGATTGCCTTAATGGTTAGTGAAGCAAGAACACCCCTATCCTCCCTGTTGAGAGAAGAGAGAAGTTCACGGAAGACATCTCGAGCTACGTCAGGCCATGGAAGCCTCTTACGAGGGTCCATGTCCTTAGTAGACGTTTTCGAGCGTCTCGACGAGCGCCGTAACGACGGCATCGTTCATGACGTTCTTAGCGAACGCACGAAGGTTCTTGCGGTCCTGAAGCGTGGACCGTTCCGGGAGCCAGAACTTGAGCTCGGCAATCGGCGTGTAGCCGACGGTCGGCGCAGGCTGGATACCCGTCGCGGTGCTCGGACTGGTCTGCTCCAGGATCGGTGTTTTGATCCTGATAGTCGCCAGGAACATCTTCTCCTGTGACTGCGGGGACGGCTGCCGGAGCGAGAGGTCCAGGGTGTAATAACCCACTGGAATCCCGCCCGAACGATCCGCCAACGTAGCCGTGATACCGGAGATCCCCGACGGCGCGAAAGTATGCGCGACGGGAGTGGTAGCGCCATCATTGATGACGACATTGCCAATTGCAGGCATTGCATTTTCCTTTGGGAAAAGTTGGAACGGTTATGGAACTTACTTCACGACCTGACCAAGCAACGCAAGAGCGTTGGCCACGTGTGTAGCGCTGAACGGGTTCTTAAACCCGGGATGGCGTGGCAGAGGGGATGAACTGTAAACAGTTCGGACGACGGTCTTTACGATCTTCTCCGCACCGGAAAATCTCCAGTACTTCAAATTGTTAAGAACTGCGCCCGTGCGCCATCCAGCCTCCGTCTTGCTATGATGCATCCACCTCTCGGTCTTAGAGCCGCCTAGGAAAGAATATCCTAAAGCAGCATCTAAGCAGTTTAGGTAGTCCCCAACAGGGACAAACCAATCTGCTACGAACGAGAAGGGGACAAGCTCCCATGCGAGCGCGGCTGGGTTCGTTAGGCCCAGATTTGCCGCTTGAGCGAGGAGTGGATTGTCCATCTTATAATCAAGACGGACATACACACCCTGCTCGGACATCTGTCGGATCAACCACGAAATATCGCCTTGGGCGACAGTGGAGTTCATCCACCGTGTGTTGGCCTTCTGAAGTCCTTTGACAGTGACTCGATAACGGTCCGGTTGGGCAGAATCGGCTTTCGCCAATGCCTCCATCGCGCCATGTACGTCACTGAGTAACGGTTTCCAACCGTACTGGAGCTCTAGCCACATCTGCTGCACTGTACCTCGAATCCCTTTCGGGTTACCCTTAAGACCTAAGGCGCGCATGGCGGCAGCTGGGTCCTTCTTGCGAAGGCCCTTAATGCATCCAGCGATTCTTTTGATCGATGAGGCAACGAGGTTAGCAGTCTGCGCGCGTTCACCGAAGGCAACAGACAAATTAATGTCTTGATCCTTCAGCTTCAGCAATGCAGTAACGAGTGCCTTTTGGCTCAACGTCGAGAAACTCGGCGCTGAACTTGGAGGGTAATACTCGTCAGTTGAGACTCCGACTCCCCACCCGCCAAATTTATCGGCGTATTCTCCTTTGTTAGCTTGCGTAAGTGTACGCGAGTTAGACATCGGTGTAGGGGGAACGAAGATACCCGGGTGCGTCGCCTTGAGAGCATGTTCCGGCCTTTTGACTACGGCTGAACGGATGTAGGTATCCCTCTTGTATTCACGGATGACTCCGTTCGGTACAAGGTTGGAAGCCCATATACCGTTTGTGACGTAGCTCATGGTCGGCATGTTACTCTCCAAGGTTAGTGCCCGTAGCGATGAGGACATAGGTCCACACCGTCCGCAGCTG